AGGTTTCGTTCCAGGCAGTTGCAAGGTCAAGCCATATCTGCTTTACAAGGTCAAGCGCCGGGATAATCCATGTGTTGATAGAATCCGTCAGCATATTGGCCAGCGCGCTTAGGATCGCCGTGCCCGATGTGATCACGGTGCTTACCACGTCGCCGACTACGGGCGCGAGAAGCAGGCTCAACCCGTTTACAAATCCGGGTACAAAATCAAAGACAAAATAGTCCAGCAGCGGAGCCAGCCCGTTTTGCCACAGGTTGGTGAACGACGCCTCCAGCTGCGGCAGCGCTGCCTCTGCGGCGGCTTTGATTTGTTCCCACGCTGCGCTCCACGCCGCTGCGGACGGGGCCAGCGCGTTGGTGAAACGCTGCCATGCGGCCTTGATGCTGTCGATAGCACCCGTGATGCCGCTTACGTCGCCGACCTCGGACAGCGCACCGAACGTGGCGTCTGCGCCGCTTCCACTGCCACCGCTGCTGCTGTTGTCTTTCTCGTCAAGCCGCTCGATTTCATCAAACCCGGCAAGGCTCTTGGCGGCTTTGTCGGTCTG